CTCTGGTTGTCAAAGCCAGAGCAGGTAGCTAGCAGGAGCTGCCTTTAAATCACCTCCCTGCCACTGTGTGCAACACTAACGTGAGCGTTGGTGTGTGAGCAAAGTGGATTAAGTTCCCATAGAATCTTCGATTCTATAGGTGTTTGATCGTCAATCAAGCACTGAAGACTTAATCTTACTTCCAGATTATTCTCTATCATATGAGTTTAATAAAGGAGTACTAATTTGACTGAATCCTAAGATTCACGACAACCTAGCAATAGGCTTGGTGGGGGAGGTATAAGATGTAAGCCCTGTTGGGGGCTTCATATTATTTGGAAGAAATTCCCTGATATGAGGTCTTGAACGTATTAAGACGAAATGTCTTCCTACTTGCACTTGAGGAAGGATGATGTTGTTAATACACCCGATGGGCGATAATCGAAACATACTCCCTTACCAAAATTAGATTAACAGAAAGATGAAATCCATGTTCGGTTTCCCAAACATGGCATTAGATCTTCTGGTTCTAATATTTGGTGTGCGCTGTTCAAGGCGGTTTCGTAGAGCCGCAGATCAGTACAAGATGTTTTGTAAACATCTAATGCATAATCACGGTCCAGTCATGGCCACTAAGATTCTTAAAACTGTCTATGGACAAGCGAAGCGTGTCGCATTCGGTTTTAGGAATGAGTGTTTGATGTATCCTATTTGGTTACACAGTGATTCAAATAGTATGCCAAGAAAGCTTCGCTTTCTCAACAAACTACTTTCAGGTAGGTCTCGTATTAACAGACTCTTTGCGTTGTCTGTTTATGCTACGTATCTGGGTATCAGACATCGTCCAGTTGTTAAACTGGATTCGATCCTTAGACATTCAACTTATAAAGTTTCTGAGGGTTTACTCTTATATATCAGAGACGTTTTCGCTTCTGATATTAAGGCGGTGTTAACTAAGAGAAAATGGGAGCTTCGCTTCCCGAAAGATCTTTTCTTAGTAAAATCTGACCCTTATCGCACTCCTAGTTTAACTGGAAGTGTGATATCTGCAGCAGTGCTAGTAGCTCTCTATGATCTAAAGGATCGTAGTGCCGTAGCTTGTGTTAGATTAGGTGAATTTCTCCTTAGAGGGAAATCATCTTTTCTTAACCGCTTGAGAAAATTAGCTGAAACAGCTGATTTGAGGTCTATTCATCAACCTGAAAGGTTGATGGCCTTATTTGCTGCCCCTGATAGAGGCGGCAAAACTCGAGTTATGACTTCTGGTTGCTATTGGTTTCAATATGTCTTATATCCTATTCATGATTTATTCATGCGTGTTCTTAGAACACTGCCTGAAGATTTCACTTATAAGCAAGACAAGGCTGTCGAGTGGGTTCAATTGCAACATTCTCTGAAACGGAGAACGTATTCTTTTGACATGACCGATGCAACGGATAGATTCCCTTTGCAACCGCAAAGGTTCTTCTTAAGTTGTATGTTTGGCAATAGAATTGCGTCCTATTGGTCTGACATAGTAACTGGTGAAGTTTACTGTGGATACTCTCGTAAAGGTTGTCCTAACCTTTATGAGAAAGGATTATATCATAGTCCTTTCGTCCGCTTTAACTCAGGTCAGCCCATGGGGATTTACTCCTCATGGCCTACTTTCGCATTGCTACACCACGCTGTGGTGCGTTATAGTTTCTTTGTTCATGGCCTATCATATCGTAATAGATATGCTGTTCTTGGAGATGATGTAGTTATTGCACATGATAAAGCTGCTTGGACTTATCACAGTCTTTTGACAAAGTCATTAGGTTGTGACATTTCCTTGCAGAAGTCTTACATCCCACACGGAACTTATATTCCATGTGAGTTTGCTAAGAAGCTTGTGCTTAACGGAGTTATACTAACTCCTTTGACTCCCGATTTACTTGAATCCTCGTTTACTCTCAATTGGACCAACGTTCAAGATATCTTGCAACACGTGGTGACAGGGTGGAACTTAAAGTTGCATCGCAACTACCTTTCGCCCCCCCGCTTTAAGCATTTGTTTCCTTCTAAGAAGGATATGTTTAAAGCGATGGCGACTTGTCTCACTCCAGGTGTACCATACTTTAATCAATTGGACCAAAGTTCAAAAGATTTTGGTATGTTCTGCCTGAAGCAAATCCATGTTCCGGTTTCGCTAAGACATGTAATTCATGAAACTTTTATTATGATTAAACCAGAGACTCCAGAAGAGGCTCTGCTTCGAAGACTTCGAACTGTTGAGAACTTCTCCAAACAATTAAAGGCAATGCGTTTACGTAAAGTAATGCAAAGCTTTGTTGGTTACGTCCGACAGCAGCTTACACTCGATCTCGGGTCTTTGACCCGATGTCAGGACGATATGCAAATGATTTCTTATTTTGATAAGTATCAAATGTATCATCCCTTAACAAGGGTAATCTTGAGGTTGTATTGGAAAGTAGACGTTAGACGTGGGTACCCAGACCCCGACACTCCACTAGCGATCCTAAGGGGGTTAGAATCTGCTATCAGGTTCTTAAAACCTTCTTGGAGGTCGAGAGTTGGACAGGTCCAACGTATCAGAGATCTTACAAGGCTTAGTGCATTGGCCTGGGCTAAGACCTATGCAGCG